TTCGCCTGACGTGACGGCCACAGGCACTCCGCTGTACTACGCCGACTACGATTTCGAGCACTGGTTTGTGGCCCCAACGCCTGACGCGGCATATGCATTTGAGGCATTGTGCTATACCCGTCTACAACCTTTGGCCTCGGACAATCAAACCAACTGGTTGACTCAAAATGCGCCAAATACCATGCTGTTTGGAACGTTGAAACAAACCGCGCCGTTCTTAAAGGACGATGTTCGGCTGACCGTTTGGGGTCAGCTTTTTACCGAGGCCATGACCGCACTGAAGATTGAAGATCAGTTGCGCATGGGTGACCGTTCAGCCGTTGCACAGGATTCTTAATCATGCCCACGTACACAAATCCGTTCACAGGCCAGACAATTTCGCCATCGTCTGTCAGTTATGAATCCATCTCAATCAGTGCCAATACGGAGCTTCAATGGCCTATTAACGGCAACGATAATACTCCTGCGAGCAGCATTATCGATTGCGTTGCTACTACTTCTGGCCTGTTGCTTGAGCTTCCTCCTGCTACTCAGGTTTCTACAGGTCAATCTGTTCTTGTTAGAAATACTGGTTCTAACACTTTTACGGTCACCGACAATTCTGGCAATACTATCATTGCTATTACTTCTGGAATTGCTCAGTTTATCTTTCTGACAAGTAACGCCACTGTTAACGGCACATGGGCATCGGTGGTGTTTGGCGCAGGAACTTCGGCGGCAAACGCAAGTGCGTTGGCAGGATACGGGTTAACACCTATCGGCTTGACTTTGAATCAAGCTTACAACGTCACCAACTACTACTCCAATGCTACCTTGAGCGCCACCACTAGGGCGCAGTTTGTTGTGTGGTCCAGCGGCGTTGGGGCATTGACGTTGCCGTCAGCCTCTGTAGTTGGCAATAACTGGTTTTCGATCATCCGAAACAACGGCACTGGCATCTTGACGTTGACCCCTCAGGGCACTGACACGATCGACGGGAATGCCAGCCAACAGCTTCAATTGACCGAGTCTCTGGTCATTGTCTCCAACGGATCAACGGGGTTCAACACCTACGCTTACGGCAGGTCTTCCACTTTTGCCTTTACCCAGTTGGTAAAGACGGTGACCGGCGGCACAACAACTTTGACGCCTGCCGAAGGCGCAAACATCATTCAAGAGTACTACGGCGTTTTGACATCCAACGCAATAGTTGTTCTGCCGTCAACGGTTCAGTTGTATTCACTGACAAACGGCACAAGCGGAGCCTACACTTTGACGTTCAAAACGGCAGGCGTAGGGACTACTCAGGTTGTCAACCAAGGCCAAACAGCGTTTGTAGTGTCAGATGGCACAAACGTGTACAGTACAACAAGCAACGCTGCAGCGTCCGGCACGTTCACGGCCAACGTGGGCTCTGTATCGGCCCCGTCCATCAACTTCCAAGGGAATACATCTACGGGTTTTTACTTACCAACCAGTAATACCATTGGTTTTGCTGTGAATGGCGTGCAAGCCGGTACTTGGTCCTCTACCGGCCTATACGTTGCCAACGGTATCTCTGGGGGCACGTTTTGACATCTAAGGTCATTTCAATGCAGGTCCCTGCTGGTATCCAGCGAGATGGTACTGAATTCGACTCATTGATGTATGTTGATGGCAGGTGGGTCCGTTTTCAGCGTGGACGTCCAAGAAAAATAGGTGGCTACAAGGCCATCTTTTTGAATGCATCAGGGATTTCCCGAGGTATGCAAATGACGTCCACGGGCGGCATCAACTATCTTGTTTCTGGTAACGCCAATGGGTTGGAGCAGTGGCTTACCGACAACGATGACGGTGTGGGCTCTGGCCCTTACCAGTACAGCTTAACTAACTTCACGGCAAGCACCAAAAACTTGTGGCAGTTTGATATTGGCTATGACTCAACTGGAAGTTCGACCAATAACTTGGTAGCGCACCCGGGCCAAAACTTGGCCGCAATTGACTCTATTACCAACACACCCGTGCTGTACGGCGTGTTCCCCGGCTCCACTGGCAGCCTGTCCATGACCAAGGTTGGCGTGTTTACGGCCACTGCTTATTTAAACGGCACAACTGCCATCATCAGCGGCGCAAACACTTTGATTGGTGCTGGCCAAACTATGTCTGGCACAGGCATTACGGGGGGCACGACCGTGGCCAGTGTTTCCGTGGTGGCCAGCGCCAGCCTCTTGGGCTACATATCTGGCACGACGTTGACCGTCACCGCTGTTTCTGTTGGCTCTATTGCTGTTGGCCAGTCCATCACCTCCACGGCGGCGACTGTAACGTCAGGCACGGTGATCACTGCCTACGGCACAGGCACAGGCGGCGTTGGCACGTACACCGTCAACAATTCCCAAACTGTTGGCGGCACAACCAACTTGATTTCTTTTGCCGGCGGCGCCACCACCACGGTCACGGCATCTGCGTCGATGACGACCGGCAGCGCCATCACAGTCACGTTTGACAACAATATCTCCGTGTCTGGTGGCTGCGTATTGATTCATCCGTATCTCTTTGTGTATGGGAATAATGGCTTGATCCAGAACTGCGGCGCAGGCAACTTCAACGACTGGGTCTCGGCCACGTCCAACGCCAATAACGTGGCCACAGGCAAGGTTGTCAAAGGCCTTCCTATTCGCGGCGGTACGGCATCCCCAAGCGGCTTGTTTTGGTCCCTTGATGCGCTGATACGTGTGAGCTTTGCACCCACCACGGCAAGCGGCGCAACGCTGTACTGGTCCTATGATCTGATCAGCAGCCAAAGCTCAATCATGTCATCTCAGTCGGTGGTGGAGTATGACGGCATCTATTACTGGGCCGGCGTGGACCGGTTCTTGTCGTACAACGGCGCGGTGCAGGAAATCCCTAACACCATCAATCAAAACTATTTTTTTGACAACATTAACTTGGTTCAACGTCAAAAGGTTTGGGCCACCAAGGTTCCTCGCTGGGGCGAGGTCTGGTGGTTCTATCCCAAAGGCAGCGCCACTGAGTGCACTGACGCCATCATTTACAACGTGCGCGAAAAGGTCTGGTACGACGCCGGACAGGCTTTAGGCGCTCGCCGAAGCTTTGGTGCGTTCTCCGAGGTGTTCCCAAAACCTTTGTGGGGCGGCACAACCCCTGCTGTTGCGGCTAATTTCACTGCCAGCATTACCGGCAGCACAATGACCGTGACGGCCGTGGCCGACGGAACAATTTCTGTTGGCCAAGTGGTAAGTGGTGCTGGCATACCTGATAACACTTACATCACGGTTTTGGGCACTGGTGTTGGTAAAACGGGCACGTACACTTTGAGTTATTCTTTTGGAACTCCGGTTGTTTCTGAGCCGATGACCATTTCCACCTACACGATTTGGCAGCATGAGGCAGGCACGGATGAGGTGTATTTGACCAACGTGAATGCAATCCAAAGCTATTTTGAAACATGCAACTTGGGCGCAATGAGTGGTTTAGTTGGATCCGAGCAGCAGCCCGGCGATAATCAATGGACCCGCCTTGAGCGCATTGAGCCTGACTTTGTGCAAAGCGGACCCATGACCGTTACCGTGACAGGTAAAGGCTATGCGGACGATGTGGACCAGACGTCAGAGCCTAATACCTTTTTGCCCGACACGTTAAAAGTTGATGTGCGTGAGCAGCGCCGTGAAATGCGTTTACACTTTGAATCCAACACGTTTGGTGGAAATTACGAAACCGGCAAAGTTTTGCTTTCCATCACTACAGGTGACGTCCGTTCTACTGGAAATCCATAATGAGCACAACCTACGATCCTCGCAACATGGATTGGGATTATTGGTGTGCTTTGACATCAGAGAGGTTTGCTGTGCAGCAACTTGGTACTGTTCCTGAAGATCGTTGGAGGGAATGGGTTGACGCCTTTGGTGGAATTGGTTATTTCAATAATTCAGGTGTTCCAGATTCTAGGGGATTTGACACGTGGCAAGATTGGGCTTTTGTCTTCTTAGGCGCTATGAGCTTGAAAGTTTAATATGGCTTTAGATGCGTTTGGTAATCCAAGTTCAGATGATTTAAGCGCACTGCAATCTGCGCTTTCGCCTGCGCCTACGCCTACGCCTGCGCCTACGCCTGCGCCTGCGCCTACGCCTACAGATAGTCAAGCTGTTACGTCTGCTCTGCAAGAGGCTGCGCCTACTCCTACCAGTGCTTTGTCGGTTCTTTCTGCAGCGCCAACGCCAACTCAAACGGCCAGTTTAAGTTCTACTGCAGCAAGTAGCGCAGCAGGTCCTGATTTAAGTCAGTATTACGGGTTAGTCACTGGGGGCAAGCAAACAGTAGATTCTTTGCTTGAATACTTTAAGTCGACGGGCGCATCAGATCAAGATATTAAAAATTATTTTGATTTATTTAAGCCAGCGGCCACTTCAGCTTTAGATACTGCAAACATGTCGGGCCTGACCTTTTCTGGAGGTTATGGAACGCAAACTTCGGCAGCTTCAACAGCCGCGCTGGAAAAAGTTGAGCAGGATAGGCTTGCAAGAATTGCAGCGTTAACCCCTGCAGACATTCAAAAACTGATTACGGATAACGCCGCTGACCCGCAACTGTTGTCTAACGTAATGGTTCAGAATAATTTAACTGCCAGACAGGTCATGGACGCTGGCGGTTTAACACCCGCGCAAATGGCCGCAGTGTTGAAGACTCAGATAGGTGACGCTAAAGAAACAGATCTGTTTGGCGGTGTTATTTTAGACACCTATGGTAACCAGAAAGTCGCTATCACTAAGAGCGACTTGAACAATGTTTACAACCAGATTATCAGTCAAGGTCTGCTTTCGCAATGGAAGGGTCAAGGCTTTGGCTCGGCTGAAGCCAATGCCATGGACATGGCTAAGAGCTTGGTTGGATCTGGCATTACTGATATTAGTCAACTTGGTCAAGGGACGTTTTACGTTCCACAAGCAGTTACCACTCAATATGTAACCAACAACAACATAGCAGTACAGCTTTTAAATGGCAAGTACTACATGAATGTTGCCGACCCTAATAATCCAGAAGAGTCAATTCAAAAAGAAGTTGACCCTAGCACCGTAACAAAACAATTAGGTCTTACTACTCAGCAAGCCACAGGTGATGGCACTGAATACAACCAATCAACATTTGATGTATTTACTCCTCTTACTGCCGACCAACAAAAGAAAATAAAAATTGATTTTAACGGAAACATGACGGTTCCAGTTGCAGGCGGCGAAGGTTACATCAATAAACTCACTGGCGAGCGCATTCTTAGTAACTACACCGACCGCACCAAAGACAATGCGTTTGGTGGGACTTATTCGGGAAAAGACAACACCGCCTACCGTGTTGATTTTTCTACTGGCTACCCAATTTTT